TCTCAGAACGTAACTAAAGCACAGATGGAGATGATACTTTCTCGCCTTGGTGTAAACTCAAAAATGATTCTTACAGGTGATTCATCACAAACAGATTTAAAGAGTAAGAAAGACTCAGGTTTCCCATATTTATTTAATATGGCTGGTAAAATAGCTGGATTCGGTGCATATGAATTAAAAACAAACCATCGTCATCCAATTGTTGACAACATATTAAACTATTTTGAAGACATGAAACAAGAGAAATAAATGACAGACATTCCAATTTGGCCAGGGTCATCCAGTTTTACAACAGGTAGTACACCGTTTGGAACATTTGATTCTGATGCAGGATTTCAATCAGATATAGATGCTTTTGCAAATTGGTGTGCTAAACGATTAGGTTATCCAATCGTAGATGTTGAATTGCAAGACGTAAATTTTTATGCCTGTTTTGAAGAGGCAATATATGAATATTCATATAATGTAAATCAGTTTAATATTCAACAAAATTTATTAAGTATAATAGGAACCCCAGTTGATAATAATTTAACTCACCAAAATATTTCAACGAATATGGGTGGTTTGATTCAATTAGCAACTGAGTACGGCTCAGAAACATTTACTAATGGTAATGTAAAATTTTATTCCGCATCAATAGATGTTTCAACAAATAAACAAAGATATAATCTTGACTCTATAATTCGTGATATTTACAATCCAACGTCATCAATTGAAATTAAAAAAGTTCACCACTACGCACCACCAGCATCTATTCGTTTCTATGACCCCTACTTGGGTAATCAGGCGATGTTAGATACATTTGGATTTGGTGCCTACTCAACGGGTGTTTCCTTCATGTTGATGCCTATGTATGCGGACTTATTGCGTGTTCAGGCAATTGAATTCAACGATATGATGAGAAAGTCATCATATTCTTTTGAAATCATAGACAACGAGCTTCGTGTATTTCCAATACCAGTTAGAGATTTCAAATTGTGGATTGAGTACATTGTGAAGGAAGAACGGGCAAATCCTTTAAAATATCAACCAATTTCGGGTTCAGGTGTCACCGGGTTAGTTTCAGATATGTCAAATGCTCCTTATGACTTTATGGTTTATTCAAAGATAAACTCTGTTGGTAAGAGTTGGATATATAATTACGGATTGGCATTAGCAAAAGAAATGCTAGGATATGTTCGTGGTAAGTATGGAAGTATTCCAATTCCAAATGGAGAAACAACTTTAAATGCATCAGATTTATTATCAGCCGCCGGCACAGAAAAACAAAGTCTTATTGAAGAATTAAGAACAATGTTAGATACAATGACACGTTCCAAACTTCTTGAAGCTAAACGTGCAGAAACAGAACATCTTAATGTTGCTCTTAATGCAACGCCTCTAAAAATCTACATAGGATAAATAGATGCCATTATTTCACGGACAACGGGATGCTTCTTTGGTTCATAAACTGAATATGGAATTGATTGTAGATATTATAGACACAGAGGTAGCTTTGTATAAATTATCATTAGAAAATACAAAAACAAATGTATATGGTGAGTCTGATAAGAAAATATATTTACAACCTATTAAGATTCCAGCTTTGATTAATCGTCAACAACAGGAATTTGAAGGAACCGAGTTTGGTCAAGATTACAATCAACCATGTGAATTTGGATTTATTCGTGAATTACTTAAAGATTATGAAACTTATGTTGAAGTTGGTGATGTAATAGAATATAATGGAGAATATTGGGAAGTTGATGCTATACTTGAAAACCAATATTTTGGTGGTAAGAATCCCGACTATTCATTCGCAACGGAACGTTGGGGTCACAATGTTTCTATAATAGCTAATACACATTTAACAAGACGTTCAAGATTGCATGTGGAAGAAGTACGTTCAGCACCACGAACATTTGATAACAATGATATACCGGATAACATCTAATGCCAACAAATTCATCACCATATAGAAAACCGCCACTAAAAAGAACTCGTGATTCTTTTATAGATGACCGTAATTCGCAACAAAATCCTAGAATTGATTTTGGTGATGCTAGACATACGCAAATACGAAGAGATAAAGATAAAGTAAAAAATATAGGAGTTACACTATATGATATTGATTTTGCCGTAAAATCATATATAGATCAAACCATTCAATTAAAAATAGAAGAGAACGGTGAATCTATTTCTGTACCAATCATTTATGCAAATTCTGAAAAATGGATTTCTATACAAAGAGATGGTCACTTAAAAGATAAAAAAGGAAAAACTATGGTGCCTCTCATAACGTTTAGACGTTCTGGTGTGGCAATTAAAAATGAATTAAGACGTAATAAAGTAGCAACAACAAATCAAATAAATTATATTGTTCAACAAAAATATTCTAAATCCGCTCCATATGATAGATTTTCAAGTTTATATGGTACATCAATTCCACAGGAATATTTTGTAACACCAATACCAGATTATGTTGATGTCACTTATGATTTTATTGCTTGGACAGAATATCAAAGTCAATTGAATTATTTAGTGGAGAATTTTGTATATTTTGGTGGTAAATCTTTTGGAGATAAAAATTTCTTTAAGTTTGCAACTAATATAGAAAATTTTACAATGGAAGACATGAATACAACGGGTCAAGACCGTATGGTTCGTGCAAACTTTTCAATAATAGTTCATGGATATTTGTTGCCAAAAGAAGTCGCAGGACAAGTAACAACAAAGAGGGTTATTACGCCAAACAAAGTCACATTTGTTTCAGAGGCATTCAGAGATGTTATCACTCCATTTAAAGAAAATGATTTTCTTTATGGTAATGAGGAATTTGAACGTTTAAATAAAAATGATAAAGAAAAGTATGACGATCTACAACGTAGATTGAATTATTTTGATGACGAAACAATAAATAGAAGTCCAGACGTGTATCCTACAGAATTGGATTGATAATTATAGATATAACAAGTTTTACTAATTAGAGGTTTTATATGTCAGAAGAAATTGGAAAAGAATTTGAACAACAGGATATTGAATCTGTAAAGAACTTACAGTCTAGTTATGCATCTACTACTGCTCAAATTGGCCAGGTTGAAGTTGAATTACATCTTTTAACAAAAAAGTTGGAAGAATTAAGCTCATTCAGAAAGAGTTTATTTCAACAATATGAAGATTTACAAAATCAAGAACGAGAGTTGGTCAATACCCTAAATGAAAAGTACGGTGACGGTGTACTAGATTTAGAATCTGGAAGATTTATTCCTTCCAATGTATAATTTTGGATATTTTTACCAATATTTATATTGGAGATAATTATATCATTTTTTTTGGAGATAAATAGTGGCTAATGAAAGAATTGTAAGTCCTGGCGTGTTTACAGTCGAAAAGGATCTTTCGTTTCTACCACAGGGAATTGGTCAAATTGGTGCGGCTCTTATAGGCCCAACACTCAAAGGACCTGCATTTGTACCTACGGTAGTCGAAGGATATAACGACTTTATCACAAAATTTGGTGGTGGATATGAACAATCATATCTTCCATATACTGCTAAGAGCTATCTAACCAACGCTGGTAGTGCAACTATCGTTCGTGTTCTTGGTTCAGGTGGTTATTCACTCGATTTCCCTGCTGCTCTTGTTGCAACAGGTTCATATGGAAAGAGATTAATCTCTGTCCTTCACCCAACATTTGTAATTACAAGTGGAGACACAACAGATTTATTTAACAAATCTACACTTGCTTCAAATGAAAGTGGTTCTTTTGTTATCCGAGTTTCTGGTTCGTTTACAACAGATACATCGGCATTTACCGGTGGTGCTATTGATGAAAATGGAACACCATTTAGTGCTTCTATAAATCCAGCAAATACATCGTATATTGGCGATCTTTATGGTTACACACCATATGGAACACACGCTGTTTACAACTATGTTGCATTTGGTAAGTCTGCCTCTGCTTCATTGGCTGCAGACCCAACAACAACTATTCTTATCGAAACAGGTTCAGCTGGAGAATGGGACTTCACAGATTCTTATCTTGAGGCATCTACTCCGTGGATAACATCACAGAAGGTTGGTGCTGTTTCAACGGATCTTTTCCGATTCTCAACGCTTTCTCATGGTGTTCATTCGAACTATGAAGTTAAAGTCGGTATTGCAAACATCCGTCCTGCTGGAACAATCGCTGGTTCAGATTATGGTGACTTTGACGTTATTATTCGTTTTGTTGACCAATCAAAGATTTACGGTTCACCATTTACATACGAAGATGATGACCTCCGTCCAAACGTTGTTGAGTCATTCAAGTGTAGTCTTGATCCAAATTCACCACGTTATATCGCTCGTGTTATCGGAGACCGTTATATAACAATTACAGACGAAGGTAAAGTTGTTGTAAATGGCGATTATTCAAATAAATCAAGTTATATTCGTGTTGAAGTTTCCGATTCAGTTGCAAACGGCGCTGTATCACCAACACTTGTACCGTTTGGATTCCGTGCCCTCAAGACACCAATACCGAGTGTATTTACACAACCAGCGGCTGCTTCATTGGTAACAGACCAAGTTTCAGGTGGTGCCTATAGTAAGAGAGTTTACTTTGGATTCAACTTTAGTATGACAACAACAGATAATTACAATTATCTAAAGCCACTTCCGGCATCAAATGTAACAACTGGTTCAAACGCAGACTTCTATCTTGGTGATTATAATCAAAATGCAAGTGCAAATTATCCAACTGCAACAACAGCTTACTCTGGTTCAGTGAATTTGACATCAAATACTTCTATTGATACTCGCAAGTTTATCGTTCCATTCCAAGGTGGATTTGATGGTCATAAGCCACACCTCCAAAAGAAAGTCGGAACATATATTGAAGCGGGAAATACACAGGGATTTGATATTTCAAATTCATCTGCTGCAGGTTATACGTCATACAAGAAGGCTCTTGATACAATCTCTAACTCTGATGAGTTTGATATTAACATGGTTGCTCTTCCTGGTGTTGTTCATTCACTTCACTCGGCAGTTACATCATATGCAAAGACAATGGTTGAAGACCGTGGTGATGCTTTCTTTGTGATGGACTCTGTTGGTTTGAACGATAATATCTCAACTGCAATTTCAACAGTAGAAGGATTTGATTCAAACTATGTTGCTACTTACTATCCTTGGGTTAAGATTCTTGATATGGATAGAAACAAGCCAGTTTGGGTACCACCTTCGGTTGTTCTTCCTGGCGTTCTTGCTTTCAATGACCGTGTTGCTGCTGAATGGTTCGCCCCTGCTGGTTTGAACCGTGGTGGTCTTACAGAAGTTATCGAAGTGAAGACTCGTCTAACACACTCTGAGCGTGATGAACTCTATGAAGCACGTATCAACCCAATCGCAGTATTCCCATCAACAGGAGTATGTGTATGGGGTCAGAAGACACTTCAAGGTCGTCCATCTGCTCTTGACCGTATCAACGTTCGTCGTCTCTTGATTGCAGCTAAGAAGTTTATCGCTTCTGCTACACGTTACCTTGTGTTCGAACAAAACACAACACAAACGAGAACAAGATTTTTGAACATCGTTACTCCTTATCTTGAGTCAATCCAACAACGTCAAGGTCTTTATGCCTTCCGCGTTATCATGGATGAGTCAAATAACACACCTGATATTATTGACCGTAACATTCTTTATGGTCAGTTGTTCCTACAACCTGCTAAGACTGCTGAATTCATCATTCTTGACTTCAACATTCAATCAACAGGTGCGGCATTCCCAGGTGCCTAATGAAATAATCGGGGGAGTTGAAATATACTCCCCCAATTTTTTCTAATGCTACTATATTTATATGAAAGAGATTTTTTTAACTTGGAGAAATAAATGGCTGAACTAATCGATCCTACCGAAATTTTCTTTACCCCATATGAACCGAAACTTGCGAACCGGTTTATTATGTATATCGAAGGTGTACCTGCTTACCTCATCAAAGGTGCTGCACGTCCAAACGTCACCTTTAACCCTGTTACTCTTGAACACATCAATGTTAAGAGAATGATTAAGGGTAAAGCTAAGTGGGAACCAGTAACCATTACACTTTACGACCCAGTAGTTCCATCAGCTGCACAGGCAGTTATGGAATGGGTACGTTTGTCACACGAATCTGTAACAGGTCGTGATGGCTATTCCGACTTCTACAAGAAGGATATTACATTCAATACACTTGGACCTGTTGGTGACAAGGTTGAAGAATGGACTCTAAAGGGTGCTTTCATCCAAGCAACAAACATGGGTGAAATGGATTGGGGAACTGATGATCCTGTTCAAATCCAATTGACCCTTGAATATGATTATGCTATCTTACAATTCTGATTTAGATTAAGTTCTATAAGGGTACATCGGGAAAAATCTCGGTGTACCCTATTTATTTATACGAATATATGTTTTATTTAGTAACAGGATTTAGTTATGTCACAAATACCAACGGGATATAATCTCCCGAAGAATGCATCAGAAATGACTGACGAAGAATTAAAAGCCAATTTGATGGCAGACTTTAAACAAACAGCAGTCAAAAGATCAAATTTCCCAACAGAAATTATACCACTTCCATCAAAAGGCCTTCTTTATCCAGAAGGACATCCTCTTTCAGAAGGAACAATTGAAATGAAGTATATGACTGCGAGGGAAGAAGACATTCTCACCTCACAGAATCTTATTAAACAAGGTGTTGTTTTGGATAAATTATTTGAATCTCTTATTATAACTCCGGTAAACTATAATGAAATTTTTTCTGGTGATAAAAATCAAATTATGATTGCAGCCAGAATTTTAGGCTATGGAAAAGATTATACAGTTGATGTGGATGACCCTTCTTCGCCTGGAACAAAACAAAAAGTAACAATAGATCTCGCACAAATAGAGCACAAGGAGGTGGATTATTCTCTGTTTGCGGATAGAAAAAATGAATTTGAATTCGAGTTACCACAGTCGAAGAGGGTCATTACATTCCGTTTAACAACTCACGGAATCGAAAAACAGATTGAAACTGAAGTAAAAAGTCTCACAAAGCAAATAAATAAGACGGGTATTGATAAATCATTTACAACAAGACTCAAACATATGATTCTTTCAGTTGATGGTGAATATGGAAGACAGGCAATTAGTAACTTTGTTGATAATGAATTATTTGCTGTAGATTCAAGAGCATTGCGTGCGTATATTAAACAAATATCACCGGACATTGATATGACGTTCACATTCATTTCAGACACTACTGGTGAGGCTTTGGAACTAGCAATTCCAATGGATATTTCCTTTTTTTGGCCTAGCACCTGATTATAAATTGGGTATGCACGGGGAAATTTTTTCTTTGTGTTATCATGGAAAGGGGGGTTTTACATGGGAAGAAGTTTATAACTTACCTATTTATCTCCGAAGATTCTACATACAACAGATAAATAAAACAATAGAAGCACAGAATAAAGCCGAATCTCAGGCATCAAAATCTACAACAAAATCGGCACCTTCATTTGCCAAACCTAGACGATAATATTAAAGTCCTCATATTTATATCTATGAGGACTTTTTCTATATGAGGTACTAAAATGAAACTTACAGAAGAACAAAAGAAAAGAATAAACGAAGGTATCATGGAAAAGATAATCCAATGGGTTACCGACCGTGAATATTGGAAAGCTCGTAAAATGTTCGAGGAAGATCCAGAGCTACAAAAACAAATGAAAAAAATATTTGATGGTATGCAAAAAGCTTCCAAGATGTTGGATGATTATTGTAAAAAGTATGGTTGTATAGAACCAAACAAACATACAGTAAAACTAAAAACTTTTAAAGAAATAAGAGCTGAAAAAGCCAAAAAGAAAAAGTAAATAAATGGCAAAACGACCTCAAAATAGAGACGAGAAAGAACAAAGAGCCGCACAAAAAGAAAAAGAAGCTCGTAACCAAAAAATTCTCAATGATCAACTTCGAGAAGCCGATAAAATTATTGGTAATATTCTTGAAAAGGAAGATTTGAGTTTAGAGACATATGCAGATAAGTTACAATTACAAGCTCAACTAACTGAAAATGCAACAATACAGGCTAATCTATTAAAGCGTATATCTGATTTGGAAGGATCGAATGTAAAAAATGCCGAGCTTTTAAAAGATCGATATACATTAGTTGAGGATTTGGTTGGTAGAGTAAGTCAGAGATATGCTGAAGTTGTAGAAAACTCAAAAAATATAGTATCTGATTCATTTCAAAAAGTAGATATAACACAAGAATATACCGACTTATTAGACCAAGAATATGAATTGGATGAACTCCGAAATAAAATTGGTAAAAAAGAATATGACCGACTAAAAGAAATGTTGGATTTGGCTAAACAAAAACTTGATGTTATACACGATACTAATAAATCACAAGAAATAGCAAATAAACTCGCAGACAACTATCTAAATTCCAACACACTGGTTGGTGCTTCCACAAAAGGACTACTACATAGTTTAGAATCTTTCAAAGATTTGGTCGGAACTGGTAGTCTTGGTATAGTTGGTGAAGTATTGGGTAACAAAGCCGGCAAATACATAGAAGAAATAGAATCAGACATACAGGGTAAAATTGTAAAAGCGTTCCAAGAAAGTGGAGAATCTGCTATAAGTGCGTTTTCTGTTGCAAAGATGGCATTCGGTTCGTTTATCAGTTTTGCATTACCTGCTCTCGGTATATTAGGACTTCTTGGTATAATAGGTGGATTAGTTCACTTAGCAGGACACCTCGATCAAGAACTATCTGAAGTCGGTAAAACCTTTGGTGTAAGTCGTGCAGAGGCAGAAAATATACATCTTTCTGCTAAAGGTATTGCAAAAGAAATGAAAATAGTCGGTCTTAATTCGGCAGAAGTAACTGAAGCTATACGAGAAACTTCTTCTGTTCTTGGTGGATTACACGTAACTCAAAGAATGCAAGAAGGTAGTGAGGCAACAAAACAACTTGTAAAAGATGTTGCTGTATTAGGTGATACGTTTGGAATTACCGATGCCGAATCTGGCGGACTAACTGCAATATCAGACCTTTCAATTATAATGGGTAAATCCATTGGTCAAGTAGTAAAAGAAAGTGTTAAACTTGGAAAAGGACTTTTATCTGCAAAACAATCTGTTTTAACTATTGGAAAAATTTCACCATCTATTGCAATTGCTTTTAAGAAAGGTTCTGTTGAACTTTTAAAAGCAGCTCAACGTGCAAAACTTCTCGGTATAGAATTAGATGACGTTGCAGACTTTGGTGACAAATTACTTGAAATAGAAACTTCTCTAGAAGCAGAAATGACAGCTCGTGTAATAACAGGTAGACAACTAAACTTTGATACGGCTCGTCAATATGCTCTTCAAGGTGATATTGCATCGTTACAAGAAGAAATGTTACGTCAGTTAGGTTCGATGTCTGATTTCCAATCTATGAATCGTCTACAACAGAAGTATATGGCAGAGGCATTTGGTATGACTGTTGATGAAGTTGTTAAACTTTTAACTGCTCAAGAAAGGTTGGTTGAACTCGGAATAGACCAAACAAAGATGGATGAAATTCAGACAATGAATGCTGCCGAACTTGCAGATGAAATGAAAAATGCAACTAACGAAAAATTACGTGGCTATCTTCAGACACTTGCAAAAGAAAAAGAATCGGCTGCTATAAATGAACGGATATCTGATGCAATGAAAAAGATGAAAGAAAGAATCGCCGGGACTCTTGCACCACTTCTTGAACAAGTACACCACTTTTTAGATTCAGCTGAAGGTGCAAAATTCTTAGAAAACATAACCAAGATTATAGAAACAACCTTAAAAGCAATGGTACCAGTCGTAAAATTCCTTGCAGAAAATATGTGGATTCTTGGAGCAGCATTGGCCACATTTATCGGATATAAAGCAATATCAGGTATAAGTGGTATTATCGGTTTGTTTAAAGGTGCCGGTGGTGCCGCAGCAGCGGCAAAACCAGCAGTCGATGCTTTTGGTGGTGCCTTCGGTGATTTAGCAACACAAATGGGAACTGCAACTGATGCAACGAATACTATGACACAGGCAGTTGGTGGTGCTGGAGGTGGTGCAAATGCTTTAGGTGGATTTTTATCATCATTGAGTACAACTGCAGTTAATATGGCAATTGTAGGTGTTGCTTTGATTGCTTTTGCAGGTGCACTATGGATAACTGCAAAGGCTTTTAAAGAATTTAATAATGTAGATTTTAGTAGCTTTTTAATGGGAATTGGTGCCATGGCTGCACTTGCCGGTGTTGCGTGGCTTTTAGCAGCCTCCGTTAAGGCTATGGTAATTGCAAGTGCAGGTATGTCCACGTTTGCGATTGGATTATTGGCAATTGGCGCTGCTATAGTTATGACCGGATATGGTATGAAACTGGCAACGGAATCTATTGGAATACTTGCAGATGGATTTAAAAAACTAAAGGGTATTGGAGATTTATCATCTGTTGGTAGTGCAATTAAAAAAGGTTTAGAGTCAATAGTTTCTGCAATCGATATAGTAGACAGTAATTCTGAAAAATTTGGAAAATTAAAGAAGGCAATAAAACAACTTGGTGTAGACCAATTGGTAAAATTTGGTGAATTGGCTAAAGTTGATTTAGGAAAGGCGGCTGACAATATAGTTGCTGCTATAAACTCATTTAGTTCTCGTACATTTGAATCGGTCGATTTTGGTAATGCGAAACCAAAATGGTGGCAAACTAAAATGGAATGGAGTGATGAACAACAAAAAATGGTTAAGAAAACCGGAAAAGGTTTAATCGGTGCTCTTCAACAATTAGATGAGGCAATTGGTCAACTTGAACTTGATAACATAGAATCACTTGCTAAAATAGCTTCTACTGATATGTCAAAATTGGGAGAAAATGTAGAAAAGGCTATAAAATCTCTTGCGAATATAGATGTTGGGGATGCAATTAATAATTTGGCAAATGTTGAATACGTGTTCTCTAAATTACATGATGCACTCATGATACAAGGAATGGGTGAAGGTGGAAGTTTTGGACAATATGACAATTACTTAAATCCTTTAAAAGATTTGGCTGAATTTGATATGAAAAAGGCGGTAGACAGTACACGATTATTAAAAGATGTTATCTACAATCTTGCAGATATAGGTGCAATGACCAAGCTAACAAATGGAATGACAGTAACAACGGGATTGGATAACTTATCACAGGTTTTAGTTAAACTGTCTGAAATATTGGATAATCTAAATATAGATAAGTTGAAAGATTTGTCAAGTGTAAATGTTGAGAATTTAAGAAATCTAACAGCAACGTTACAAGCACCGACTACCGTTAATACGGTTTCTCAAAAACCTACTACAGCTACACCGAATAATAATTCAGCATCGGGTGGTGTAGAAACTGAAGAAGCAAAGATGAATAAAAAGTTCGATCAGATGATTTCAATTCTAACAAATATCTTTAACACGGCAAACCAACCAGTTCTAATAAAAATTGGAGACAGAACAATTGAAGCAATAGGACAGCAGTTACAGACACGTAAGTTATTTAATATAGCCGTCAATAACTCAGGCGCTATTACTCAGATACAATAACAAATATGAGTCTTCCCATATTTATATGTAATATAATGGGTAATTACTATGGCGCTAATAGATTTAGTTTCTGATTTATCAAAATATCGTTCTACAGTAAAACCAACTGGAGAAACTACACCTGAAACTTCAAAGGCGAAGGATAGTAGGTCATTTGGTGCAGTTTTGCCGATAACAGAACGTATATCTACATTATCGCCTAATATACAGAAACCAATTCAAGAACCTATTGAATCAAAATTAGACTCGACTAAATTTGACAATATTGTCAAAAAATTACAAGAAGAATTATTAATCAATTCTGTATCAAAGTATAGTCCTGTTAATACGACTGGAGAGTTACCAACAATAAATCGTCCTTCGATAGAAGATGTGACATCTAAGTTGTCAAATACAAGACGAACTCAATTTAGAAGTCAACTAAATAAATCCGATACTCTCATTATAAAATCTGAATCAGGGACGAATAATCTATCATCCCCGATTGATATTAAAAATATCCAAACTCAGTCTAATAAAATAAATCAGAGTCCTGATATAAATAAAATAACACAAGTCGGGGATAAATCAAAATCTAGCCCATCTATAAATAAGATGGGAGAAACTGAAGATAAAACAATTTCTAGTCCGGATGTAAATAAACCGATTCAGACGTCTGATAGATCTGCATCTAGTCCAGATATATTCATAGATAAAAATAATTCCTCGAATGATATAGTAAATCCAAACACGATTACAAACAGGATGACACAAACGGATAATAAATCATCGGAAAGCCCTGATGTGTTTTCATCAATATCAACACCCGATAAGTCTGAAACAAGTCCTGATTTAATAAAAACAACAACCATTGGCGATAAATCTATACAGAGTCCTGATGTTTTTTCAAACAATGAAATATTTGATAAAACGGAACAGAGTCCAGATATAATTACATCTACTCCAATTCAAGATAAGACAGAACAAAGTCCAATTGTATTTTCTAGACAAATTAATGATGACAAAGAAAAACAAAGTCCAAACATATTTTCAAATATCACGGTGTTAAATAAAGAAGATACATCACCTGAAATAAATGTTTTTCCAAATGATTCATCAGATAATGTAACAAATCCAGAAATAGAGATTTTTGGAAAACCATTATCATTTGATAGGACAGAACAATCGGTTTTAATAAACAAAGATTTAATATCTCCAATTAATAATATATTGAATCCGGATGTAAAATTAGATCTAAATGTTTTGACATTTGATAGAGCGGGTCAAAGCCCTGAAATTCAAACTAATACACCGGCATCTGGATTTGTAAAAAATCCTGAAACTAAAGTTTTTCGCATAGAACAAGGAACGAATCATCTTATTGATGAAAGTAGATTGAACCCAGACGGAACGCCATTTAGATTTGTAGCAACAACTAAAATTGCTGATAAACAATCACAATTACAAAAAGACAATCCTAAATATGAAGGCAGCTCCATCCAACTTTCAGACAACAGTATTTACAATCCAGATACCGTTATAAAACAAAACCCGTCTGGAAGAAATGAAGAACCTGAAAAATCTAAATTTTCCATAAAAGGTATTCAATCTGTAAACTTTTTTAGTGATGTAAATTCAAAAGGATTTACTGTAAAGCAGCAAAAAGGACAATCACTATATTTACAAAATTCGGATTATTCTTGGAACGGTGCTAGAAGTTCTGCACCAACTATAGGTAACTTCGATTCTTTTGTTGAGTCTGTTTCAAGTAATTTATCTAAAAAATCTTCGGAATACAAATGGGATGGCACACGCCAAAGTGCTCCATCGGTTGATTATTTTGATATATCAGGTAAAAATACTAGTAGTGGATTTAATCCTCTTGCGCCATTATTGGAATCAAAGTATGTAAATGATTCATCAAATTTTGTTTGGAAAGGAAATCGTGTATCTGCACCAGAATCTAACTTTTTTAGTGATACAAATGGTGGTGGATTTAATACATTTGTTGTAAATCTTGAAAGTAAGTATGTAGAAAATTCATCTAATTTTGCGTTTAAGTCTACTTCACCATCACCTGTTAATTTTATTACAGACTCTAATAGTAGTGGATTCACAAACAAAACAATGATGCTTTCGAGTCTGTATAAGAAAGATACAAGTAGATTTACATTTAAAGGGAATTCCAGACAATCACCGTCAGTAAATTATTTTCTTAACACACAATCAAATGGATTTACAAATTTTGTAGAGCCATTATCATCCGAATATAAAATTGATTCATCTAGATTTTCTTTCAAGGGAACTCGTCAAAACGCACCGAGTGTAAACTATTTTATAGACACGTATAATGTTGGATTTAAAAACCTTGCTGAATCTTTAAGAACAAATTATGATAAAAACAGTAGTAGGTTTACATGGGTTGGTAATAGAGAACAAGCTCCTGAAGTAGATTTCTTTACAATACCTGGCCCAAATCCAAGAGGTATTCTCGGATTTACAAAATTGTTTACTGATAAAACTGCAACAAAATTAACGGACAATTATTCTCGTTTATCTTTTGCAGGAACAACGATTCGTTCTGATATTAAACCTGTACCATTTACTAAATTTTTTGGTTTTACTGCCGGGGAATTGTCTGGATTTATGGTTGGTATGAATAATCGGGAATCATCTCTTTATCCAATTTTAGAACCAAGGTTATTCGCAGACTCACCAGCCGCAACACGATTTGCTATAGAAACCGAACGTGGAAAAAATAAGAGACAACGTACAACAAGTGATTTAACAAAATATATAAACGTTTCTTTAGGTGGTATGCCTTGGTTTGATGGAACTAATTATGGTGTAGCAACATTAGACAATCAACTCCCATTCATAACAACAAGAGTTGCTGAATCAAATGGCAGTTCATATTTTAGAAAATATGAAAGAATTTCAAAAGAAAATACAAATGGACTTGGATTTTTAGCAAAATGGGCAACAACAAGACGTTCTCCATCTCCACTCGATAATCAATATAACAAATACAGTCTTCCAGAAGATGCTTTCAATACTGATCCAATATCTCAACAACCTTATGTTGTTCGTGGTATTCAAAAGAAAGGTGAAGTTGAAAATCAACGTTGGGGGTATGGTGTAACACTTGACGAAGGTGTTTTACGTGGAGGCGCAGTAACACAGGCAGAAAGAATACTACAAGACGTACTTCGTATTGGAAAATGGTCTATATCTGTTAAAGGATTGATTTGGAATACAAAACAAATCGGTATGCAATTAATGAATCCTGTTGTTGATACAAATCCTGATAAGATTGAAAGTCGTCTCTTTGGAATACCTGCAACTCAATTGTATAATCCATTATCAATACCGTTGAATGTTGCAACAGCGAGAGTCGGTATGCATTTGCCAAGACACGGATTAGTTCCATTCAGTTCAAACTTCTTAAACAAATATGAAGATGCAACGATTGCACGGGAAAATAAGAATAAATTTATTGACCCCGACTATCGTGCTTTTCAAACTTTACAGCCACCAACTCCTGCGGATAAACAAACAAACTATAATAGACTTATTGGTTTGATGAAAGAATTATTACCAAATTCATTCCAACAAGTAAGAACACCATCAAATACTGGTGACCAAGCTAAAAATGCAGCAGCAAGAGCCGCAATAGGACTTGCAAGACAATTAACAGGACAAAGTGGTATAATTAGACTTTCAAGTAATGTTGGCGGTGCTCAATCATTCTTGGGAATTGGTGGTACACAAATAAATCGTGCAAAACACCCGTATCTCACACATTATACGACTACTCCACTTTTGATGTTAACAGGACAACAGAAAGAACCACAATATCAAGAGTCTGCAAAAAGAGACACATATTATGCCGCAACATCGATGTATGAGGATTTATTCCGTGATACGCTAAGAACAATTGCATATAATTTAGAAAAAGGCCCTTACGAACTAAATGATGAAAATCTACCACGAGATAAATCAAAAATAGAAAATATTCAACCGTCTACGCTAGATAGGATTGTAAAACAAAATCCATTTGAACCAAAATATGATTTATTAAAAAACAGACTACGAGCCGTAACTGCAACAGATGTTCAAAGGGATGGTAATATATCCGATGGTGTAAATCCAAAAAATACAGACGTATCAAATCCAATTAAACAATATAGATCAGTTGCATACGATAAGTTGGGTGTTTCAAGAGACAGACGAAGATCAAGAAATAGTATAACAAAAGCGGGTGATGTAAATGATTTTAGAGAGGATTTATTAAAAGATATATTTCTAAATGCTTTTTCAACAGACCCGACTATATCTGATTATGCAACACAAAACTTAGAAGATAAATTTGGATTTGGTAAGCATGGAAAACCAAACATGGATCGAAGTAATCCAGTGGTATCAAACATTAATTATGGTAAAAATTCAAAAAATTTATCAGTTCCCGTTTTAAAGTCAGAAAAAGAATTTCGCGGAGACAGAATAAATATTATAGATTACAAGAGAGGAAATTTTGATTTATCTAAAGATTCCGTATACGAGACAGGTAAATATCTTAATAAAAATTTACCTGGAACAAGTGATTTAATAGAATTTTATTTTACAAGTCTTGTTCTATCTGGAAAAGAAGGCTCCCCAGCGGAATCTATAGTTTTTAGAGCTATTCTCGGAAATATTAGAGATGCACATAATGGTGAATGGTCTCCTATAAGTTATATCGGTAGAGCAGATCCATTATACACATATACCGGCTATAATCGTGAAATTTCATTTGATTTTACCGTAAGTATTACTTCTCGTGATGAAATGAAAGCTACATGGAGAAAATTGAATCACTTGGCATCGTGGACTGCTCCGGAATATACAAAAACAACCGGACTCATGAAGGCACCAATTATACGATTAAATATAGGTCATCTTTATAGAAAAATGCCTGGATTTATGTCTAATATAGAATATTCATTTGATAATACAGAAACAACTTGGGAAACTGCACAATTAAAAAATGATATGGAACTTGTTGGTCCAGATGGAAGACTTAATTCACCGGGAGTTTTACAGCTACCAAAAACTGTAATGATAAGTTGCAACTTTACTCCAATAGGTGTTTACAGACCGGAATATAATGGTATTATGTATTCTTTATATGATGATACTTCCAATGGAGATCTTGAAACTGGATTGATTCCAAGTTCAAATACTAAAGTAAATTATTTTAGAACTTTTGAATTAGATAATGCTGGTAATGACGAAATAAATGATAGTAATGATAACAAAAACTATTATAGAATAGAACCGGGTAAAGAGGATGAAATACCAGATTACCTACCCGAAGAATCATCAACACCAACATAGGATTAGTTTATGAATAGATATAAAGTATCAACTATAGTAAATAATGCAAAAAAAATAGAATCGGACGGAACAACAAAATATGTTAGACGTCTTTCAACTATAATGTATCCAGATTTTACAACGGATAACGATACCAGAATACTCTCACAAGAAGGTGATAGATTGGATTTACTTGCAAAAGAATTTTATGGTGATGAAACTCTTTGGTTTATGATAGCGAAAGCAAACAATCTTGGAAAAGGTAGTTTAGATGTACCCGCTGGACAAATAATAAGAATACCGTTTGGTCAAGAAAACGCTGGTATAGAATCTTTGTTGCGAAATGAAAATGAGGAAAGATAATGCCGACTATAGTAGATAGTGAAGGAAAAACAAAATATATAAGTCCGTTCTATCAATCCGTAAATAAATTTGTAAGAAACGAATTAGATAAGCGAGCAGAACATTACGGCACACGAGTCAGAGGTGGGGGAGATATAGCACCCACTGCTATTGGGTGGGGCTATCAAAAAACAGCATGGGCAACCGTTAAATCAAAAAAACATACAGATATAATTTTAGGTACACCCGGTTCAAACGTAATGTCAAACGCAAAAGGAGAATTATCATTATATAACGCAGAACGTAATGTTCCAAACAAACCTTTACTGACAAAAGTGGAAATATCAAATGAAGGTCAATTGGGTTCATTTTATAAATCAAATATATATTTTACAGTTTTTCCAAAAATGGGAAAAAACGGATTTGATTTTGGAAAACTTGAAGACGCATTTTTTGTTCCGGGTAGAGAAGTTGAATTAAAATGGGGCTGGAGTGTAGTGGCATCAAGTAAAACAGCTTGTAATGGTTCGTTAGATGGAATAATCTATAATTTTAATTGGAACTTTAATTCAGACACATCAGTGACTGCTACTATTTCTATTATAACCGCTGCTGGACTTGCTATTGGTTTATCGGGTGACTTATCAAATAAAGCGGCAGAGACTATGATAATTGAAGATCCGGCTGGAAGAATTTTGTTTGGTTCAAATTTAGCAACCGTGATAGAGGCAGATTTGGCACAACAAACTGGTTCTGCCGCAGAATTTGCAGCAGGACAAGTTCAATACTTTGAACCAATAAATGATAGTTCATTTGGATATTATGCAATAGGTCTTCCAATTCAAGATAGTGTACCTATTGAACAGTCTGCTGACGGAGCTGGGGGTGAAAGAATTGTAAAATCATTTTGGTATGTTGAGCTGGGGGCAGTTGCGGAATTTATAAATCATTTATTAACTCAATTTGATGACCCAATAAAACAAATATTTTTAGTACAATGTTATGGCAATATTACGCATTATAATCAAAATATTGTTTCCGCATACCCAATTGACGTTTATTTTCCTGATGAATATATGGGACAATATAGTCAAATAAAACCATTTGCTCCCCCATATAATATATTGACTGAATTCGTTGATCCTGGTAACATTAATATTGGTCGTATATTACTTGGAACTGATTTTGTTATATCTACATTTAAACGATTTGTTGCTGAACAATCTGGAAATACAAACATTCAATATAAAAATATAACAAAATTTTTTGAAGAAATACTAAAACGAATAAATCAATCAACAGGTGATTCATATCAATTTACTCCAGTATTATTTGAGCCAACTCAAAATAACATAAAAGGCAGTGGTGTTTTGTCAATTTTAAGTATTGAAGATACAAACATTCCCAAATCTATAACCATAGAACCATTTTCTTTTAAATCTAGTATTTACAAACCTTTATTAAGAAGCGTAAATATTTCGTCACAACCACCACCACAAGCTGCAACTGCAGCTTTCGTAGCGGCAAGAGGTAATACAAAACCAGAACAAACAAACGTTCAAGTATCGCGAGCAAAAGACAGAGATATTCCTACATACGATCAAGAATATAAAAGATCAATAGAACAGGCAGCTATATTAATTTTTAATGGCGTATATATGGGATTTAGCGAAACTTGGTCAGAACAATTACGAGGGTTCCTTGTAAAATTAAGAAAGTCTGCAACAACAACTGATTCTCATTGGTTGTATAAAGCGATTTATCCTGTTGATTTTTCATTTACGATTGATGGTATAAATGGATTTAAATTTGGAGATACATTATCAACAAATATGATTCCCGAACTTTATAATTCAGAATATAAAATGGTATTTACTGTGACAAAAATATCTCATGTTATTGAAAATAAAGATTGGCAAACAACTGTTTCTACTGTGGCGAGAATAAATGGATTTGCAGATGATGCTCCATCATCTAATGGGAGTATTCACGTTGTTCCAAGTTCTTACGCACAAAAACCAGGTCTTACGTCAGAACGATTAGAAAATCCAGACGAGTCGGCTAGATAAATGGCAAAACGAAGAAAAATATATTATCCCGATAGTCAAATTACCAAAAATTTATTTACAGCTGGTAAGGAATGGATGTATTTGAAAAATTGGAAAGAATATACCGGTTATTATCATCGTTATTCAAATGGTGAAGTTTTTACCGAAAGAGAATGGGATGCGAATAGATCTGAGGTTTTAGTTCCATATAAAGAAAAACCAAATTCCTATTTTACATACTTAGACATAAAACATTATAAACTTTATCAGGGTGAAAAATATCAAATACTTGGCCCTCAAAAATTTTATACATATATTGCACCTCGTGCAGTTAAGAGATTACCGACTGATATTGAAACGAAAAATGGATTTATGGAACGAATTTTTGTATATAAAAGAAACGAAAAAAATCGTGTAATGTTTGAAGTAAATGAAGAACAAATACAAAATTTTAATAAAGATAATACTGGTATAAATCAATATTTGTATGGTTATGTAAAAATTCCTTGGAAATTGGATGGGCCAGAACGAGATATTTATGACGGAAGTACACTAAAAACACCGGGTGTTATTGATACTAATCAAAGAATTATTGAAAGATATTCAAAAAAATTTCCTATATTAAAATCTATTCTAATTAATCCACGCGAACATTCAAAATACGATATATAATATGTTTCAAGATATACCGTGTATCTCTATTCCATTTATATCTAATAATAATTTTCATTCATCAGAATCGGAAGTTATTAGTATATATCTTTATTTTATTGATGGAACTAAAAAACTAATTAACTTTACCCATCCAGACGCTCTTCCATACGAATATACTTTAGATTCTGTCAAACTTCATCCAAATTCTTTGGTGTTAAACAAGAAATGTATGTTATATCATGGATTTGAAGAAGGTGTAGACTTAAATTCATATTTACATTATTATATCCACGACCATGTAAATATACAAGAATTCTACACGAATGTACTGGAGAACTTTTATTCTAGATATTACAATTCTAAAAAGTTGACTAAGATAATTCCATTATCAAAACTGATTGAATTTGCAGAAAATATCATTTTATTTGTACTTCCATATTATAAGCCGGATAAAATATCACAGGAATGTATTGATTACTGTGAAGACTTTACTCATAGATTCAAGTCCATAGAATCAAATGAGGTACCATTTGGTGATGAAATGAAGAAACAAAACTATATGTGGTACACTGCAACTTCTCGTCCAAGTAACTCGTGGAACAACTTCAACTTCTCTGCCCTGAATAAAAATGACGGTACACGTAATAAGATTCATTCTCGGTTTGAAGGCGGAAAGATAGTTCAGTTTGACTACGATGCTTTCCACATAAAATTGTTAGCAAAAATTCTTGACTATAAGTTTACCAAACATCCATACGAAGAAATAAAAGAAGAGTTGGGACTGGATATTCCATATGACGAAGTAAAGTCAAGGGTATTCCAAAACATCTATGGAACAATTACAGACCAATTCTTACAACATCCATTCTTCCAAAGAGTTCAGGCGATGATTGATGAACTATATCAAGAGTATGTTGAAAAGGGATATACGGAGTCATACTTTTATCATAAGAGATTCCGTGATATAGAAGACCCAACACCAAACAAGGTCTTCAATTACTTCTTACAATCATTAGAGACCGAATACAACGTTCGTAAATTAAAAACGATTCTACCTCTATTACAGGACAAAGAAACGGTATTGTGTATGTATCTCTACGATGCCTTTGTATTTGACGTACCACCTGATGAAATAGAATTCATACCACAACTAAAACGTGCGTTTGAAACGGATGAGATGACTACTAAATGTTCTGTTGGTGATGATTTTGGTAGTATAGAATCATATTTATAATTGTATAATAATATTTGGTGGGAAATAGAATGATAGACATGATAGATGAAATCGTAAATGAATGGTCAAAAAATATACCATCTGGTATAGTTGACGTAAAAAATGAAACACATTTATATGAGTTATTAAAGGTATTAAACGAAAAAATTGATAATCAGCAAGTTATAACGGCGGTAATGGAAAATATTAGAGAACAAATGAGAGAGGATTATTGAGAACACAATTAGTATGTACTTTTGTAAAAAAACACGAGATAGAACAAACAATAGACGAAATAGAAAGATTGTTTTCTATATTAAATGGAAAAGTATTTCTACTGAAATCAACAAATATTCAAAATGAATTGATGTTATCCTATAACGTTGTTTTGGAATCAAGACAAGATTTTTTACCAGGTTCTATAATGGTACATAGAAAAAAGGAAACAAACACAATTTATACGATAAACGCTTTAAATGAATTAATAATGAATTTAAACAACGGTGTTCTTGATAAAAAATATCCGATAGAATGGGAAAAATATAGAGATACTATGTTATTAAAAAAACCAGAGGGATTAAAACTATTAAAAATAGAATTGATTAAAGTTTATTCTATATGATATTTATATTGAGATGGTTTATTTTTTGGTAGTAATATGAACGATATAATAAAAGAAACGGAAGAAATGATTAAAATGATGGAACAAGGCTTCCAAGAGATATTTGGGGAAAGTCGTGGTACATCTCTCTTTTTTTCTACACTTCGTAAGAAATTAAAAAAGATATATCTTCGTCCGAATAATGTTATAGATACGAGTTTTTATTCGCAACAAAAAATAGAAACAGCTTTGACTGAATTGGGCTTTGAGTTTAGACAAGAGATGGAAAGTAAATTACATTTTTTTAATGACGAAACCAATGTAAGTGTTTATCTTAACCCCCTGAATAGAAAATTAACAATGACACCATAATATGAGACACACTATGAACAAAATACAAACACAAATAACAGAAGGTCTTGCATCTGATATTTCAGGTCAACTTTTGTATTGCTTTTTTGTAGACCTTTTTCCTATTTCCACCCGTAAAGGTGGTTTGCTTACAATTATGTTCCCAAATGTTGGTTTAAAGAAAATGAGTCGTTGGTTAGGAAATATAACCGAAACAGAAACATATACCCAAAACTTAGACCTTATTAAATCAATATCACAGAAATTTGGTGGAAATTCAACTTTAAAATCACTTTATCGTGTGGTAAATTCTCTAAAGTCAAAAGAAACAAAGCCAGAAGACAATGACGCTAGGATAGCTGATATTACACTTGTTATGTCAAAGATTCAGAGAATAATTAAATCAAAGTTAACACCAGAAGAACAAAAATTGTTTTCAACTTTATCAAATGATTTGGATGATGCAGCCGAAAATGCTTCAAAATCAATAGAAGGTTCAGTCGGTGCAAGTACAACACAAGCCGAAAAGCCAGAAGAAACCCCAGAAGAAAAGCCAGAGGAAACTCCGGAAGAAACACCAAAAGAAACTCCACCAGCACCTAAAACCGGTGGTGAAGAAAAATCTACGAAAAAAGAAGAAGGGATAACTAAAGAGCAGTTTGAAAAACAACTTAAATCCCTTATAAAAGAGATGGTTAGAGAAAAGTTAGGACTTTAGTGTAACCTTTTTCTGTTTGATGGATTCTTATTAAAACAACGTTATTTTTTAAAGGAGATAATATGAAGACAACATTACTTTCACTCATCCTCGTTTTTTCTTTGGCAATAGTAGGTTGTTCAAATACAGAAACAGGCCCAATAGAACCAGAGGCAATTTATACAACGATGGTTGCAAACCCAGACGGAACGGTATCAGAACAAGTGGTAGAAAGACCTAATCCAGATAACGGTAAGAAGGTTGCACCAAGTCCATTTGTTGACCTCCTCCGTCTTCTAAATCTTACACCAGAACAAAGACCAATCGTAGAAAGATTACTTATACAACACAAAGAATGTACACAATCTTGTATCCAAACACTCAAGACAGCTGAACGTGAAATTCTTATGAACGCAAGATTAGAAGAACAGAAAATCAAAGACGCAGTAAAGGCCGGTACAATCACAAAAGAAGTCGCAAGACGTGAATTGGCTCAACTCAAGAAATCAACACAAGAAAAACTAAAAGCACTTCCAAAGGATAAGGTTCGTGAATGTCTACAATCGTGTGATACACAATTCCTAAACTCACTCAAAGAAATTCTTACACCTGAACAGAAGATTATACTTGAAAAGTGGATTGCCTCTCGTCAAAAGAGAGGAAC